TACAATATGCAAACGTGCAAACGTGTAAAATATAAAATATATAAAATATGTAAAAAATGTAAATATAAAGCCGTTTATGTACAATTTATGGTATCCAATTTATTTACAGGGTTGGGACGTTCTCGATCTCTACAGGTGGTCGAGTGCCCGTGTACTTTTCATGCCACATAGCGACGCGTTCGTCGAAAGAGTACATGACTGAAGGCGGAACAAAGTTCAATGCCCGTACACACAGTTCTTTGATTTTGGGCTGGTCATTTTCATACTCCTGTCGCCCATGAGCAAACAATTCATGCATATATGTATCAATGCATGAAATAGCGATTGTCTCAGGAGTTTCCGTCTTGGATTTCAAGTTCATCAAGAGTGGTTTATACATGGAAGATTTCGCTAACTTTCCAATGCGGGTACCAATCTCTGGAATGTACTGAGAATGACGCTTAAGAAAATCTGCATCATCCTTGTCCATATCATCGTGAACTTCATCCGATTTGCTAGGTTCTGTAATTTTCATTCCGTGTTCTGCCAAAAACTCCTTAAAAACACGAAAATTAAATCGAGACCTATATTCCTTGGAGACACTTCCCTTGAAGTCATCTCCATATGTCATTGCGGCTACTACTTTCCTAAAATCTGTGACTTCAGGACAAGCATGGAAGAGCCCCATTCGCACGTAAAAGGAATTGGCAACACTGTTAATATTTACAGTGATGTTATTCCCTGACGTGTTCATGTTGTAAGCCATAATCATAGTTCCATTGTAATCAATCAATGGATGAATAATGTCTGCAATAATAGCATTCATCATCTTCAAATCATACTCACTGTAGTTGCAAACTTCTGCAATGTCGATAAACGACTGTAGTACAGCATAAGTCATTTGGGAGTTCATTCGCACATCGTACTTCGAATAATCCCAAGCAACAACTCTTCCGTCATCTGCAAACTTTTCGGCGTGGTTCATCAAATCATCCCATTGCTGAGAAAATGCGTTGACACCAACTGCCGACTCTGAAAGTTCAGGGCACAATGACAATATCCTGGCAATAGGAAGAAACCACCTTCTAATCGCCATACCAAGAGCAAGTGCAACCGCTTGAAAAACACGAACTTTCTCAGAATCAACCTTAGTGGGTTCATCCTTGAGAGTTGCCGTAGTTACTGGATAGGCTCGTTCACCTCGTTCCCAGCATTCAAGACAACGGTTATACTCCTCCATAATATCATCATCCGGGATACGATCCTCGCAGAACTCGCCTACCATCACATAGCGAAACTTGTTCTTCTTTGGACCAAACAACGGATATCCGATACTTGTGTTCATGGGAATTGCGTCAATAAAACGCTTTCCTGGAATTCCCATGATGATCTCTTTCAATGTCAAAGGACGGATGTCTTCTTTCTTCATCTGTTCTTTGGCAAATTCCAAAATGGGTTTCAACCAATCATTGCGTGCTCTCTGCAACAACGAAGGAACAAACATCTCCGACGGATCAATGATGTGTGCCAACG